CTTTACTTTTGATCTTGATGATATGCGGATTATCGTTCATAGGGAACGTCACCGGATCAATCGAAAACAAGCGCAACTCCGTGAGATCGCGCACGCCGCTCTTGTCATACTTTGCGCCGCCTGGCATCACGTCGTAGATAATTGAAAACTCATCGATCATTTCCAGCTCTGCCAGTTCGTAAAACTCTGCTCCTCGTTGCGTTTTCAGTGCAACATCCCCTTTAGCGCGCAGCCCTTCATTATCTTCTGAGAGGTCTTCCCACCCGCCTATGATCTCGTTTGAGTCGTGTTGCCAGAGCATTTTGAGCGCATACTTTTTATCTCGTGCCTTTGCGCGTGATTTGCTGTTCTGGATTGTGCGAGTGAACGCGCCTTTGTTGATACGATCATTGCCCTCATCGATATTGCCAAACGCGGCTCCATAAATCTCAAGATGTCCCAGACGGTTACCGTTCTCATCGGTAGAGATGCCAGTTGCCTTGACCTTGAATTGGAGCGTCTTCGTCTCTCTGCTCACTCGCTCACCTCCTGATCGATCCATTGCACGCCAGAGCCAGGGTTGGCAGATTTCAACGCTTCCCATGTGTAATACACTCTATAAGTTGCAGGAGAATCGCCTTCCATCATCACGCCGCCATTGCCAAACTTCACACCTTCAGTGATATTCGCGTTCTCATCCACGAGCAAGAAGCGCCGCGCTTTGCAGACTGGTTGCTCTTGTGGCTCTTGTGCTGGTACACGCAAAGATAAATGCTCTATAGCCCAACCTCTAAAACATTCTTGTGAGCATAAATGGTATTCAGTAAAGCCCAATTTAATTGTTATCCAAACGCCAGATATATTATCTGCTGGTGTTGTTACATCGCATCCATCACAAAAGAGCATTTCTTTTCTCATACCAATACCCCATTCATGAATTTTCTATATGCTTCTCGGTTCATGCGTTTTTCTAAGCTATCGTCTTCCCCTAGATTGACCTCTGTACCATCCTTTTGCGTTTGCGTGAAATACACAGTACAACGACATTGAACCGTCTCAGCAGATGAACCGCCTGGATCACCAGGGAAGTCCAACTCTTCGCCACCAACCTCAAACGGCTCGTCTATCCCTACTTCTTGCCCATCAGCATCTAGATGTGTAGCTCGTGTGCGATCATCACCAGTGGCGAGCCACACTTTATTGAGTGTGAGTCCACTGGACTTTGCCGATTGAATAGCGGCCCAATTCGAGGAGCCTACTACCTCAGTGCGTGCTATAACCGTAGAGCGATTGGGCACGATCTGCTCTAAGTACAGAGCGTCAATCCTTGCTGCAATTTGTGGTATGCTCTCGCCTTCCTCCACTCCATCGGCTAATTCCTGCCTGATCTTCTCCAGTGTGGTTGCATTGATCTGTGTGATTTTCGCGCCTGCTACTTTGAGTAAGTAGTTTAATTGCTTCTCCCCAAACAACTCGATAAACTCGCTGGTCGTGCTTTTCTTGCCGCTCAACTGACTGGCCACAGCGCCGCCGATGTCAGTACTCACATCCTTGTATAAGCCCATCAAGACGGCTTTCAGACTGCTCTGCTGGTTGTTGAGAGCGCCTTCAGCACGACTGGCCAGCACATGTTGAGAGGAAGCACTAGAGGACTTGAGAGCGGCAACAACAGCCTTGCGCTCTGTCTCGAAGTGCGCCGCTAACTGCTTTTCGTATTTGTCCTCATGACGCCTGCGCGCTGTCTCAATGCTAGCGGCGTAGGCTGATTTCTCCTCAGTTGTTCTGAGATCAAGTGCTTTCGTGCTTCGTAGTACGCGTCCTTTACCGCCTTTTTCGTTCTCAGCGTTGCTATCAGGCTGCTTACCAGTAGGCTTGTTGGCAGGCTTATCAGGCTTGCTATTAGCATCGTTCCCAGAATTGTTTGCATCGGGTTTCTCCTGTGCTGGTGGTTGCTGGCCTGGGAGAGTGCCAGGAGGTGGCAACGGTTCAGGTACAGGCATTGGTGGCGCGGCTGGCTCTGCAAGTGACTGCTCCGCATACTTATCAAGGTCTTCTTTGCGTACAATGATCGCCCCAAAGCGGTAAACATTTCCATTCGGATCAGGCGGCAAACCTTGCAATTCACGCGCCTCATTCATTGTCATGTTGCCCTTCATCCACGCATCATTCGCCCGTTGCGAGGCTGCTGTGAGGCGTGCCTGAATAACATCCTGAACTACTTCAACAGACTCTTTGTCGTAGTAAAGATAGGCTTTAGGATTGCCTTTGTTATCACAAAGGTCTGGATACATCGGCACCAACCATACATTCCATCGCGCATATTGGCGGTCATTCAAAGGAAAGATAGCCTCAGTGTAACTGGCTGCTTTAGCTTCTTTCATGTTTTCGTAGGTTGTGCTACTGGTATCGCCAGTGAGTTGAGGAGCAATGTTGAGCAAGTTGGCAATCTGCCCAGCGTTGTACATAACGCTGGCAATCCAATCTAACTCAGATGGAAGGACAGAAGTAGATTGCCATTTTATAGCGCCGTCGAGGAGCGCTTGACGACCTGCATTGCGAGCGCCCGCCATTTTTTCATTCAGGCGCGCCTCCACCTTTTGGCGATCATTCGGCGAAAGAATAACATCTGTTGTCCAAACCCCTGATGGAACTGCTTTATTCTGAAGTAAAGATAGATTCCATTTCCTAATAGCGGTTTGCTGATCGATCAGGATAGCGCCAACCTCAACGGGAGACACACCGTAAAGCGGGTCGTCAGGATTCCAGAATTTCAAATGGCAAACGTTACTTGCATCAATCGGGTTTTGTTCGGGCTTAAAGCCGGTATAGTTGTAACCTACGATGCCACGCTTGGCAGTAGGCAAGATCTCAACCATGTCAGGCTGAAGCGTCCATAGTTCGTCAGGAGGACCGGATTTGCCTTCACGAATAGCGTATTGATAGGAGTTACCAGCAATTAGTAAATAGCCTAGCACTGCTTCTCGATAATCAACACCGCTTTGCTCTATATTTGGACGTGCAAGTTTATCAAGTAAAGGATGGGACTTGATCTCTGTTTGCATTGTGCTATCTGTATACAATTTTGGAGGAATTGCAGCGCCATTTTGAATAATATAGTTAATGCACTTATAAAGTGTATCGTTGGCCTTATACCCTTCACGCGCAAAATTCTTGTAATTCTTTGGCATACTAACAGGCTGTGGCAAATCCATAAACATAGACATAGCCGCGTATGCCGGATTGACCTTCTCTTCGTGAGCGGTTACACGTCGATGCAACACTTGATTGCGCTTCTGAGAGGAAGAGTAACGTTTGCTTATGATGCCACCTCCTGAAGTTGCTCAGCAAGCGGCACTGTGGTATAATTGGGGGAGAATTTTTCGATGTGCAAAACGTTGCAACCGCCTTGCACATCTAAGCTAAGTATCTGAATTGGAGACACAAAGCTATGAGCGAAGTATACCACCTTCAGCAACTCCCCTTGTTCCCAGAGAAGCAGTGCAAAAAATGCCTTGTTACATTCCCCAATACCAACCAATTTTTCTACAGCAGAAACAACCGTCTTGACGCTACGTGCAAAGAGTGCCGAAAAGCTAGCGTTAACAGATACCCGACACTCGTTACTCTGACTTGTGAAACATGCGGCAAAGAGTTCACAAGAGGGAAGGCGCATCAAGCATACCAAGTCAAAAAGTATAACAGGCAACATATCTATTGCTCTAATGCGTGCAACACCATACGCGCCAAAGAATGGCCTGAGTCCATTGGAGAAGAATATCTTCAAGGCGCTAGCATGAGTGACCTCGCTAGAAAATACGGATTTACCCCCAGAGGCGTTCAAGTTCACTTGCGTGAAATGGGCATCGAAACCGGATTCACCGAAGCAGTTAGAAAGAGAATGAGCGAAAAGGGCATCCAAAGATATATCGATCATCCAGAAGCAAGAGAGCAGTGCCGTCAAAACTGCTTTAAAAGAATGGCTAATGGAGAACTCAGACTCTCTTCCAAACTCGAAGACCGCGTAGCACAAGAACTCTCCAGACAAGGCGTTGTTTTCACTCGTCAACACTTTATCTCTATCCCAGGAAAGCAAGGCTTCTTTGCTTGTGTTGATTTCTTGCTGCTTGATGGAACGGTTATAGAGGTCAACGGTACTTACTGGCATACCGATCCGAGAAAATACCCAAACGGCCCGATCAACAATACTCAACGAGAACACATAGAAAGCGACCGGATAAAGCGAGAAACGTTTGCTCAGTTGGGTATTCCCCTTATCGAGATATGGGAGATGGACATTGAAGCCGATATGGCTGGTACGATCAGCAAAGCCCTGAACTTGTGAGGAGGAAGAATAGCGTCTAGACACGGTACGCCTCCTTCAACTCACGAACAAGCTTAACAATATCTTGAGCGCGCATATCACCAGCAGGTGTATCCATCTTTGGCAAATAATCCTCAAAGGAAAAACACTCTTCAGGATGCTTCTTGTTGTACGCCAGTATCCGCCTGATCTTGCGGTTCATGCGCCATTCATGGAGGAAGTTAAACACGACGTTTCACCTCCTGCTTTGGTTGGCTTGCATGGAGCAATTCAAGTATCTCAAGTTGTTGCTGATTGAGTCTGAGCAATAACGCGTGATTGGTAAACATCGCGTCAATCTCTGATGCTTCCAGATCATCACGCTTCCTATCGCGTGCCGCTTGCCTGTTCTGGCTCATCATAATAATAGGAGCGGCGTAACTGGCTTGTGTTGAAAAGATCAGGTTGAGCAAAATAAATGGTGGGGCATCCCACTTCCAAACAAACCATGCAAGCGAGTTGAGCACAATCCAGAACAAGACGATGGAGCTTTGAATGATGATATAGCGCCACGATCCCATACCATTTGCAACGGCATCGGCTATCATCTCGCCTCTATTGGCGTGTGCGTGGATGTGAGAACGTTTGTTCATTACCAGCCCTCCCCATAGATTTGTGCCGCATACGCGAATGGATCAATCCTAGTTGGTTCAACTATTGGCAATGGCTCAAAGTCAATGCGCTTAGCAGGATCAAGCGGCTCAGTAATCGGGATAAGACCGCCTGTTTCCTCTGCTGGAGGAGGCGCGTCTGCCTCGTCTCGCCTGTTCTCAGAGAGCGGCGCTGGTTTGCGCACGATCAAGCACGCCATAGACACATTATCGACTTGATCATCATGTGGCTCTTTGGGGAAGCCGTATATCTCTTTGCGAAACTCCACGAGCCACGCAGCGAACTTCACAAAATACAGCTTGCCTAGACGTTGCCAGATGCTAGCCGCTCCAGCTCGCAGTACCTTATCACCTTGAGGCTGGAATGGCAGGCAAGGCACACCAAGCGCTATCAACTCCTGACCAATAGCCGATTGATAGCCCACGTCTTCAAAGTAAATGCACTGGTACGTATCGCTGTTGTGCTCCAAGAAAACCTTATAGCCTTGTTCCTTCTGCTCAGGAATAGGCCAGTGACCGCGCTTGAGGTCTACCAGCAAGATATCAAGGTTGGGTGTCACGGCCCACGTAGCAAATACTGTCCAGTCGTTTTGTTCTTTGGCTTTCGCTGCTACGTCCGATGTAGTGAAGTGCCAACAATCTTTGATGAAGACTGGTTTCAATCCTCGTGGCGTCTCCAGCAAGTACAAGCCTGCTTCCCGGTCAATCGAGAATAGACGCTCGTTGCCTTCATCAAACGTCTTGCCTGAAAGCGGCTGCGGTCGTTGCTGGTAGAGTGCAGCAAAACCTTGCGGTCCATGACGACGCTTAGCACGCTCCACTACACTTTCTGGAAAGCGTTCTCCCCAGAGGAGATCACCTTCAAGTACGCGCCAATCTTCCCAATGAAAGTTGTCAGCATTGGTTACACATCGATTATCAGGCTCAAACTCAGTAGGCAAATTGAGATGTACCCAATGCTCGCCAGTCTCCCCAGAGAGGATGTAACCACTTAAGTCCTGACCATGCACACGCTGGCCTACGACCACCATAGCACCTGTGCGCTGGTCGTTAAGCCTCGTACACCACGTATCCTTAAACCAGTCAAGAGAGGCTTCCCTGGTCACGTCAGAACGCTTTTCATCAATGCTATGAGGATCGTCAATCAGAAGAATGTCGCCACCTTCGCCAGTTGCGCTACTACCAACGCTCACGGCTTGCGAATAACCGCGCTTGTCGTTCTCAAATTTTATCTTAGCGTTTTGATCTCTGGTCATTTGGAAGATGTGGCCATAGTGTTCTTGAAATTTGTTGGAGAGGATCAGACGACGGCATTTCACATTGTCTCTAATGGAAAGTGAAAGCGCATAAGAAGCACAGAGGAAGCGTGTAGCAGGCTTTTTGATCCAGGTCCATACACGCCAGAGGACCGAAATAATACTGCTCTTTGCGTGGCGAGGAGGCATATTCACAAGCAGACGCGTGATACGACCATCGGTTACAGCTTCAAGGTGAAAGCAAATCGCTTCTATGTGTTTGCCGTCTACAAACGGTTTGCCAGGCTCGATCACTGGCCAGAACTCGCGCACGAACTGATACAGCGAAATGTTCTCCCAATCGATTTGAGAGAACTTCGCTTCGTTTCGCTCCTCATTAGACAGTCGGATTTTCTCTAACTGCAATGTCGGCATTCATGCGCCTCAATATATCGCGTTCGTCAGGAGTGACCTTACGCAGATCAAACTTGACGGTATATAAATCTTCTTGCTCTCGCTGAGCAACCAACGCTTCTAGTTCTGCGATCCGCTCTATCAGTTGCGCCGTCTGGATCGTGGTATTGACTACGATCTCAGCAGACTTTAGCTGGTCACGCGGAATAGTACCGCTATCCTCATCTAAATGGCGCTCCAGCGTGTCAACTGCTTTGCCAAACTTCGCGTGCAGGTTAGCAAGAGACTGGTTTAATAACTGCTTGCGTGACTTCTCGTAAACCTGTGCGAACTCTGGAGTATCAAGCCAGTTGTGCGCCGTCTGATTGGTAACACCTGCTTCTTTGGCAGATGCAACAATGGTTGAACCCTCTAAAAGAGCGTTTAAGAATATCTCTTGCTTTCGAGTCAAACCATTTTTTTGCGGCATTTGTCAAATTTTATCAAATCCTATAAACTCCTCGCTCTACTGGCAACCACTCAGGATTGCCAGCGTGTTGTAAGGAGAAAACATGAACGAAACAACTACCCCTTCCCTAGCACAAGTATAGCATAATACGGTTGTCTGTACAACTGTCCCGTAGGATGTTGTGACGTGC